ATTTTTCTGTGACTTTTTATATTAAACAGAAGTGAACTGCCAAATCCACAACTGCGCCCTAGCATCGTTTTACTCCCCAGAACCTATCAAAAAGTTCCTGCCAGGTGGGGAATGTGGAATCTGTAACGTAAAATACGTAAGGTTCCTTGTGTGCCAAACTGATTAGGAAATTTCTTTCCTTCTCAAACTTGGACTTTCCATACCAGAAGTACTCATTAACTGCCGACTTCATCACCTCCACCATTTGTTCCTCTGGAACCAAGGTGTTGGATGGTAGCCAGCACATGAGAGACTTCTGGATCGAATCCTCATCCAGTGGACAAACATAGGCCCCAATGTCTTCATCAAAGCGCCATTTGCGCTTCAAAAACGCGACATCATCAACATGGATGTATGGCACGGAAGAAGACTCTTTGTCTGCCATGGTGTACACCACACCAATCTCCTCCAACTTTTTCTGAACTGCAGTATGGTTGAAATGAGGCACATTGTCAGACACACCCATGACATTATCGTCACCATATGTCATCAAAGCCACATTCTGCTTGAAGCTACCAACGTCATAGCCCAGTTTGGCATAGGCGTAGCGCATGTAGAGTGAATTGACCAGAGAATTGACTATAACAGTCAAGGGATGGCCAGATGGATTGGTTCCATAGAACATGACCAACTCACCCTTAATGTTCATAAGGGGATAGGCCGTGTCTGTCCCAATTGCCATGATGCGCGTACAAAACGCTTCATCATGGCCTGCTCTCTTGTGAAGCTGTGCAATAATCCAATAAGCTGCCATGATGAATCAGCAATCATGTGCTTGTCGAATTTCGAGTAATCTCCTGCAATGATCTTGTCATCACCGAATTGTGTAATGTACTCGCGCATTTGTTGCCACTCAATGGACTGACACACTGTTCCTGGACCTGCTTCGAAGGTCATCTTGTTTTCCTGAACCATTTTAACAAAAGACAGTAACGTCTTTCGCACTACAATGGACCAGTGAACTGGACCCCCCGCAAAAAGTCGGGTTTTACACGCTGCACGCTTAGCTTGTGTAACAGGTTCATCCTTAAGATGTCCCATGAAAACTGGATAAGCTCTGTGCCCCTGATCATAAGTGCGTTCGACGGAGTCAACCATCTCCCACACGTCGTCTAGGAACGTCACACCATCTGGGTATTTTTCTGTGATACAAGGCTCCAAGAACTGCTTCTTAGTCTTGTTCCATGGGAAACCCATTGAACTGTTGATGTTCAATCTATCAACATACTTCACACCAGGTAGTCCATTCACAGCGGCTGTGTTGGAAAGTTCGACTAATCGTCCCTCCCAACCATCTTCAAGTGACTCAACAATGTCATGTAAAAAGCTTTGCTTACACTTCGTAAGTGTTTCCCTGTCGTAATTAACGGTCGGTACCACCATCTCTTTGACATTGTTGCGCACGGGTAACCAACCTTCCATTTCTGGCTTGGTATAGTTGCATTTCATGTCGTAATGCTCCTCCATCTCTCTCTTAAAGGGTGTATAACACACTTTCGATTTGGGTTTGGGCAAGAAACCTGGTAAGCGACCAAAGATTTCACCTGATCCCGTTTCCAAATAACGGAAAACGCTCTTTGGGTGAATATTTAGGAGGGTGACATCACCTTGTAACGTCAGTGTGGGTTCACCATCTCCTGACACAACAGCGACATCTTGCGATAGCTGGTCAACCATTGCGTTTAACTCAGAGGCTAAAACACGCATAGCGCCAACTTTCTCACCATAACCAGCTATGTGAACTCCACTAAAGGTGAAACCTCGTGGGGTTTCAGCCATATAGAGGGTTCCACAATCACCGCCCTTGGTTTCAACACTGATAGATCCACACAATACGGGATACTCATTTTCCAAACCTTTGAGAGGCATGTGGAACAAATTGACACCCCAAACTGTTCGAATATCTACATCTCCTGTCTTAGTACGACCAAAACCAACCATCTTACTGATGGGAATTTCGGTATCGCACCAAAACTTGGACAAATCTCGAGCAGGGGGCATGGAAGAAATCTGGATCATTGCCATATCATTATGTGGATTAATCAAGAAATCACTCTTCTTAACTTCCACAGTAATGATTGGTGTAACACCCGGTTCACGCTTTCCCCTCAGAATGGTAAGCTTCATGACCTCTCTCTTGAGGGTATGTGCATTCACAACCAAAAAGTTTCCTTTATAAAAGAAACCCCTGGTGTTTCCGCGGTAAGCCCCACCTACCTCTGCTATAGCAACAGAGACCATGTTACGTTCAAACATAGAACGCAACTGCTCAGGTGTTTTGCCAACCAAACTTCCAGCTGGTACTGGTAGTTCAAAC